CAGACCCCGATGACCACCCCGGGCGGGCTCAACTCGGTCAACATCATCCAGGTCACCAAGGAATATTACATCTTCAATGAGCAGGGCTTCGGCGAGAAGGGTGCCGCCACGGCCTCGCTCCCCCAGGGCCAGCTGACCGGTGTCCAGATCAGCAAGGACGCGATCGTCCTCTGCACGTCGGGGCAGACCGACCCGACAGGGAAGATGGTCGTCGGGTACCTCCACAAGGCGATCAAGCCCCTCAACATGCTCCGGGCCGAGGAGGACGCGGTCGTCATCTATCGACTGACCCGAGCTCCCGAGCGGCGAGTCTTCTACATCGACGTGGGCAACCTCCCCAAGATGAAGGCGGAGCAGTACCTGCGTGACATGATGACCAAGCACAAGAACAAGCTTGTCTACGACTCGACCACGGGCGAGATCCGTGACGACCGGAAGTACATGACGACCTACGAAGACTATTGGCTGCCCCGACGAGAAGGGACCCAGGGGACTCAGATCGACACCCTCCCGGGTGGCGAGAACCTGGGCCAGATGGAGGACGTGCTCTACTTCCTCAAGAAGCTCTACCGGTCGCTCAACGTGCCAGTTGGGCGACTCGACCCCGAGGGCGGCATCTACACGGGCCTGGGTCCCAAGACCACCGAGGTCACCCGCGACGAGGTCAAGTTCAGCCGGTTCATCGACCGGCTCCGGATCAAGTTCTCCGAGCTCTTCCTCGAGATCCTGGGCAAGCAGCTCGTGCTCCGGAAGGTCATGGACGCCGACGAGTGGGAGCAGCTCAAGCCCAAGCTCAAGTTCAAGTGGGCTCGAGACAACTACTTCGCCGAGATGAAGGAGATGCAGGTCAACGAGAACCGTCTCGCCACGATGGGTCTCGCCATGCCCTACATCGGTCGGTTCTTCTCCAATGACTGGGCCAGGAAAGTGATCCTGAAACAGAGCGACGAGGAGATCGAGGAGCAGGACGCGCTCATCCAGGAAGAGGCCATGGATCCCCAGTTCATGACCGTCGACCCCGAAACGGGAACTCTCATGCCCAGCCCGATGGCTGCGGGCCCACCCATGCTGTCCGGACCCGACCCGGGGCCTGCAGCTGCTGAAAAGAAAAAGAGTAAATAGGGAACCAATGTCAGAACCGCAACCGAATGATGCACCGAAGCCTGACCCGAAGGCCGTGATCGACGCGGCGAGGGCCAGTCTGCCGGCGGAGATCCAGAAGATCGTCGACAACTTCATGGTCGACAAGACCTTCCAGGCCGTCACGGCCATGCGTGACGAGATCGCGAAGGACGTCTTCAAGGCTCCGGCGGCGAAACCCGACGACAAGGAGTAAGGAATTGGCTAAGACCCTCGCAGAGATCTACCAGGCCAAGGATGCCAAGACGCGGCTCTTCGTCCAGAAGCACGTGGACGCAATTCAGAAGCGGCCCGACGTCGCCGGGAACGGAGACTCTCTCTACAAGGGGGCGAACGTCAAGGAGTTCGACCGTGAAGGTAACCGGATGGGTTACTGCAAGGGAGTCGACGACGCGAAAGCCGGTGAGTGGGACCCGAATCACGTCGCCGAGGACAACTTCTCGGTGGTCGGGCCCAACGGCCAGGCCCTCCCGGGTGGCACCAACATCAACATGGCGATGGCCATCGCCGGCCGGATCGCCCGGAAAGACCCGAAGGGCAACTCCTACAACGTCTTCCAGACCCGAATGAACCGGACGAAGATGGTCCGGTCAGTGAGCCGGAATGGCGTGACCGTCACCGAGGACGCACCCTGGGTCGACGTCAACGAGGAGGTCCTCGACGAGAAGAAGAGGGCCAAGGCGCCGGAGTACGCCACTTCGAGCAACCGGTACCATGGCCGGGGCTACTGGGGCAGCTACGGCGCGGGCAAGATCAAGGAGGACGGGACCGGCGGACCCTCCGACTCCCAGCGCGACAACGAGTTCGCGGTCATGCACTCCCACGTCAAGAAGATCGTGGGTGCCAGCTCCAAGATGGTGAGTCACTTCCTCGACTCGCGCCATGGCCGGTACATCGCCACCGAAGGGGCCGAGGGACAGAAGCTCGTCGACACCATCGGTCGCGAGTGGGACCAGTTCAAGAAGGGCTACAAGCCCGAGCACTTCCCGGAGCACGTCGAGCCGGAGCGACCGATCGAGCTGACTGAGGAAACCCTCAAGCACGTCGAGTCCCCCCGGATGAAGAACTGGCTGCTGAGGGGGAAGAAGTAACATGTCGATCAACGCCAATACCTCGATCGTCCTGTCCCAGCAGAGGGGCGGCAAGGCGGTCCTCAAGTTCCAGGGCACCAGTGCCAACGTGGTCTGCGCCTCGAACTCGACCGTCCAGGCCGACATCGCCGTGGGCAACAACTCGATCGACCCGATCCGGGGAGCCGCCATTACCGGGATGTGGTGGAGCCTCTGCGGCAACTCGACCGTCACCGCTGCCACGGTGACGGTCGCCAGGCAGGCCAACACGGTCTACACCCTCCAGGGCGGCGACCAGTGGACTCAGTCGAACGGCTTCCGAGCCGACCGTCAAGACTTCTCGGCCAACCTGGTCGTGACCTTCAACGCCCCCGCGCAGGGGACGCTGATCATCGAGCTCTCGAAAGTCTACGAGGGCGGCAACCCACCTGACCTGGACGGCCATTGATGAAACTGATTCTTGAAGACGTCGCTGACGTACAGTACCTGCACGAGGCCCGTGAAGACGGGAAGAAGGACGTGTACATCACGGGTCGATTCCTCGTAGCCGACGAGGTCAACAAGAATAAGCGGTTCTACCCGACCAGCCTCCTGGAGCGGGAAGTCGCCCGGTACACCAAAGAGGCGATCGACCAAAGTCGAGCCTACGGCGAGCTGGGTCACCCGGCCGGCCCGGGTATCAACCTGGACCGCGTCAGCCACATGATCAAGAGTCTCCACAAGGAGGGTAATGCCTGGATCGGCAAGGCGAAGCTCATGGACACCCCCATGGGGAACATCGCTAAGAATCTCATCTCCGAGGGTGCCCAACTGGGCGTCAGCTCTCGCGGCATGGGAACGCTCAAGCCCGACAACAACCTCAACGCCGACGTCGTCCAGGACGACTACCACCTCGCCGTCGGGGCCGACATCGTCGCCGACCCGTCTGCTCCCGGAGCGTTCGTCCGGGGCATCATGGAGAACACCGAGTTCTACTTTGACCAGGCCAAGGGGACCTGGTCAGAGCGGAAGATCGAGCCCATCATCGAGCGGCTGAAGAAGCCCTCCAAGGACCGCGAGGGCGTCGCCCTCAAGATGTTCGAGTCGTTCCTCAGTGGGCTCAAGCCCATCGACCTCGACGAGGACGTGATCAAGCTCGGACGCGCGAGGGGCCTCACCCTGGCCGAGTCCCGTGAAAAATGGAAGAAGGCCAAGATCGTGGCAGACCGGATCAACGAGGACCGGGACTATGCCATGAAACTCTACAGGCACATGCTGGAGGGCTGAAATGCCGCAGACCATGCGTGACGAACAGCTCTCGACCCTCGCGCTCGAGTGTGCTGAGAAACTTAAGAAGAGCCTTGAGGAGCTGAGGAATATTCGGCGCCTCAAGGTGGTCAAGGCAGTCACTGAACAGCCGGCTCAAGATAAAGCCAGCTATAAATAAGTCACGGAACAAGCGACTACGTCGCCAGGAGGAATTGGATGTCGAAGGACAAGAAGCAGAAGGTCGACGAGACGGCGGCCGGTGACTCGCTCAAGACCACGCCGATCGCGTCGAAGTCGGAACTTCTGGGTATGGCGATGGGCTACCTCGCCGGCATGAAGCCGGAGGACCTGAGCCACTTCCTGAACGACACTCTCGCTTCAGTCGGTCACGAAGCTGACATGATCCCGAACGGCACCGCCGAGAAGAATCAGGCCACCATCCAGTGCCACGGCGCCGCGGTGAAGGAAGACGTCGAGAAGCTCTTCGAGGGCTCCGAGGTTTCCGAAGAGTTCAAGGCCAAAGCGGTCGTGATCTTCGAGGCCGCACTCTCTGCCCGCGTGGCAGTCGAGCGCGAGGCCATCCGCGAGGAAGTTGAGGCCCAGGCTCAGAAGGACTATGACGAGCTCGCCAGCAAGGTCGACGACTACCTCAGCTACGCGGTGAAGGAGTGGGTGGACCAGAACCGGGTCGCCATCACCAGCTCCGTCACGACCGACCTCGCCAAGGACTTCATGGAAGACCTCCGCAAGCTCTTCACCGAGCACTTCGTGGAGATCCCGGAGGAGAAGGTCGACGTCGTCCAGCAAATGTCGGAGCGCATCTCCGAGCTCGAGGGCGAACTCAACAGCCTCACCGAGAAGACCATCGCGGCCGACAAGGTCGCCACCGCGCTGACCGCCGACAAGGCGTTCCGCGAGGTCGCCGAGGGCCTGACGCTGACCGACAAGGAGAAGTTCAAGACCCTCGTCGAGACCGTCGACTTCGACGGCGACGTGAACAAGCTCAAAGCTACCCTCACCACGATCAAGGAACAGAACTTCGGTGACAAGCCGAAGCCGAAGTCCGGGCTCCTGAACGAGGGCGGCGAAGAGACCGTGATCAAGAACGGCGTTGTCCAGAATCCTACTCCGGCCGACGCTCCCGTTCTCGAACCGCAGATGAAGGCGTACGTTGACGCCCTCAGCCGCACGATCCCACAGTAACCGTCGTTAAAAACAGCGGCGGATAAATACACAAGAGCCCAACAACAATCGGGCGAAGAGGGAAGAAAACCTATGCAGCAGCAGGTCAAAGAGTCGGTTCTCGCCAAGTGGAAGCCGGTTCTGGATCATCAACTGATGAGCCCGATCACCGACAAGACCCGTCGTTGGGTCACGGCGGCCGTCCTTGAGAACACTGAGACTGACCTGCTCGAGGCGGCTTCGGCCGGCGCGAAGCAGTACCTGATCGAGAACCCGATCCCCGTGAACTTCATGGGCGCGTCGAGCTCGACCCAGGGCTCGGGCGGCATCGACACGTTCGACCCGATCCTGATCAGCCTCGTCCGTCGGGCGATGCCGAACCTGATCGCCTACGACATCTGCGGCGTCCAGCCGATGTCGGGCCCCACCGGCCTGATCTTCGCCCTCCGCAGCCGCTACTCGAACCAGACGGCGAACGAGACCTTCTACAACGAGGTGGACACGTCCTTCTCGTCCGTGGTCACGGGCGCCAACACCCTGGGTCAGAAGCACGTCGGTTCCCTCCCGGGCAACACGACCCAGACCATCAACCTCGCCTCGACCGGTCTCTACAACTTCGGTTCGGCGATGTCGACGGCCCAGGCCGAGGCGCTCGGCACGACCGGCAACTCCGCCTTCGCTCAGATGGCCTTCACCATCGAGAAGGTGACCGCCACCGCGAAGTCTCGCGCCCTCAAGGCCGAGTACACCATCGAGCTCGCCCAGGACCTCAAGGCGGTCCACGGCCTCGACGCTGAGACCGAGCTCTCGAACATCCTGACCACGGAGATCCTGGCAGAGATCAACCGAGAGATCGTCCGAACCGTGAACGTCACCGCGAAGCCCGGCTCGCAGACGGACACCACGACCGCCGGCATCTTCGACCTCGACACTGACTCGAACGGCCGATGGTCGGTTGAGAAGTTCAAGGGCCTCATGTTCCACCTCGAGCGTGAGTGCAACCAGATCGCGAAGGACACCCGGCGCGGTCGCGGCAACATGATGATCTGCTCGAGCGACGTGGCCTCTGCCCTCCGCATGGTCGGCATCCTCTCGCTCCCGCCGAACGCAGCCTCGGCGATGCAGGTTGACGACACCGGCAACACCTTCGCCGGCATCGTGAACGGCTCCATCCGGGTCTATATCGACCCCTACTCGAGCGGCGGCCAGTACGCCACGGTCGGCTACCGAGGCGCGAGCTTCGGCGACCAGGGCCTCTTCTACTGCCCCTACGTCCCGCTGCAGCTGCTCCGCGCCGTGGACCAGGACTCCTTCGCCCCGAAGATCGGCTTCAAGACCCGATACGCGGTGGTGGCCAACCCCTACGCCCAGGGTCTGACCCAGGGTCTCGGTGCGCTGGTCAAGGACTCCAACGTCTACTACCGCCGGACACTGATCACCAACCTGATGTAAAATCAGTCCGAGGGGACTGGACATCGAAAGAGCCCCGGCCAAAAGCCGGGGTTTCTTTTTGACCAGAACCTGGTAGATTCTGGCCATGGACAAAGTCGACGACCCATGGAAGCTCTGGAAGCCTGACGTCTGGTACAGCGTGTCCCAGCGCCGGCTCATTCACTTGCAACAGGCAGAGCGGGCGAGACGGGGCTACAACCACTACCCTGAGAAGTCGAAAGTCAACACGCCTGCCGGGTATGCCTACTCGGTCTACGGGAGCGTGAAAGACCCGGACTTCGCCCTCCTGACGACCGCGGATGCCCGCACCGGCGTCGGGGCACACACCCTGCTGGAGAAGCCGGAAAAGATCTTGGCTACCCTCTATGCCATTGACGAGATCGGGGCGACCGTCGCGAGCCGATTGGAAGCCTACCGCTGGGAGCCCCTGATTGAGTCTCCGGGAATCCTGCTGGAGCCGAAACCTCGAGACCTTGACATGGAACGGGATAGCTGGTCATGGACCAGGAAGTCAGGTGAGCCCATATTCCGGTCGGTTCGGAAGGGGGACATCCACGCCATCCGGTGGGAGCCCTACCAAGAAGACATTCACCCGGAGCTGCCGAAGCCCCAGTGGTTCAGCGGGATGTGCGAGCTGTATGCCCGGGCAACCCTGGGTCGCTACTACCAGTACGTCGCTCGCAACGGTTTCAAGTGATCCACCCGAGACACAACTCGAACGGCCCCTTCCACTTCCGGTGGAGGCAGGGCAATGATGGGATGTGGGTCGCTTATGAACTTGACACCGGCGAGCCCATCTACAAGGTGGAGGTGGCCGAGACGGCCGTGGGGATGCCCTGGTGCCGAGCCTGGTGGCACCCCTACATGGTCGAGACCTGGGGTGCGAAGGCGGGAATGGTCCCTTACCCGGGAAGCTGGTGGGCCCTGACACAGCTAGACCTCGACCTGATTCTCTGGCTCAAGAATCACCTCCGGAACGGGTTTTAACCCAGGTTAAAATCACTTTTTTTACTGATTCTGGCTAAAACCGTTGAGATTCAACGGCTTAGCAATTTTACCCACGTTAAAAATTGTTGCAAAAAGTGTGAAGAATTGTTGACACCTGCTGGCCACAGGCTTATATTAACCATGCAATCGACTAGCAGGGAGCTATATCATGGCTAATCAGAAGCGAAAGTCGAAGAAGGCGGTCGGTCAAATCGAGGGGCACACCTCGGGAGCCGGCCGGAGGGTCTCCCTCTTCCTCGGGGCTGTCCTGGGGTTGATCGGGGCGGTCGGCGCCTACCAGTTGCAGGCGGCGATCTCGGGACCATACAGCCAGTTGGCGATCGCGGCTCCGGCCGTAGTCATCACCGGTATGTTCCTCCCTCACTTCGCGGGTTCGGCCTGGAAGACGAAGCAGTACTTCCTCTGGGTCGGACTGGTCGGAGCGTTCGGACTGTGTATCTGCGTGGCGTTCTTCGGTACTGCAGAGCGACTCTTCATCGCGGGGGCTTCGGCCCACGCGGAGCGGGAAGCCGGAAGGTCAGCGGCATCCCGGGCTCAGGCGGACCTGGAAAAGGCGAAGGCCGACTTCCAGACCGCTCGGGTGGCGGCGGACAAGGTCCGCGGCCTCGAAGGGAAGGGCTGCAACGCCAAGTGCCTCTCGATCAAGGCTTCGGAGACCGCGGCCCGGAACCGGGTCAAGGAACTCGAAGGGGCACTCAAGACGACACAGGGTGGTGCTGTTGAGGAGGCCGACCTGAAGGCCCCCGAGTGGCTCCTCCCCGCAGCTCTGGATTTCGCCTCGATCTTCCTCGTCTCCTTCGGCCTGGGTGGTCACCGGACCCAGACGGAAGAGAAGAAGAAAGTGAAGCGTCGGCGGACCAAGAAGGTGAAGACCCCGCCACCGGCTCAGACCGGAAACGTGGTCACCCTCCACAAAAAGGCAGCGTAGTTTCGAGGGGCCCTCCGGGGCCCCTCTCTTTTTGAGTAAATACGATTGCATGCAGGCGGAAGTTCCGGTGGCCCTAGAGAACCGTCGGTAACGCCCAACTGGAAACCCCGGAGCCCGAAGCCCGGGGTTTTCTTTTTCCTAAATAAGGTGTAGAATCCGGGGGTCGGTCGCGTGCTCGTGTTCAGGAAGCTCGTCATGGAAAATGATGACCATAAGGTGGTCATGCTCAGCAAGGTCCACGTCGACCCGGTGGAACTCGAACCGCGACAGGAAGACGAGCAGACCTGGCACCTCCATAAGCCGGAGACGGGAGAGCCGGTCTTCACCCTCAAGTACCGAGACCAGTACAGCTACCCTCCCGGCAAAGTCTACTCCTGGGGCGTCCACTGGCACGACTACCAGAAGAGCGCCAACCCCAGCCTCGACCATGGGGAAATGTTCGACGTCTATGGGAAACCCGAAGCCGTAGCCAACAACAAGCTCGTCCACATGGCCTACAACTCAGCCATGCGGTCGGGTGGCGAGAAGCAGGTCCGGAGGATCCCGTTCAAATGATACTCAGGGAAGCCCTGAAGATCGCCGAGGAGGATGAGGACCACCAGCAGGTGGGCCAGGGACACCTGATCTCGGCGGCCCTGGCCCGGCTCGACAATCACGTGCCCAAGGAGATGAACCACCTCCGCCAGGCCATATTCTCCTACCGGAAGAAGTACGCGGCCAAGGGCAAGGAGCCCTACACCAAGGATGCCCATGACGTCTACGCGGCCCACGGGGTCGAGTTCTACCCGAACTGGGGTCGAGCTCACGGATACTTCATGAGCTACAAGAAGGGCGACGCCGAGGGGGAGGCCAAGTTCAAGAAGCACAAGGAGGGCCTCAAGGAAATCAACCGGAAGGAACCGGTCGAGCCGGTGAAGGACCTCTACACCGGGGAGCCTCAGTACCGACGGACCTACTACTCCTTCAATGACATGTACGATCACCGGAACCCAAAGGGGAAAGTGAACGTCTACCTCAGCGTCGCTCGTAACCGGATCAAAGACCCGTCCAAGATAAGGCTCAAGTGATGCTGCTCACTGAAGCGTTCATGATCGCCGAGGAAGACGTCGAGAACCACCTGGTCTCGGCGGCCCTGGCCAAGATGCAGGGCCAGCACAGCGCGGCTCGGGTCGCCCTCAAGCTGGCCTACGGGGCGTTCCGGCAGGCAAACGGCGACGATGGGGACAAGAGAGGCGCCTTCAATAAGCTGGCCCAGGGCGCGTACGACGCCCACGGAGTCGAGTTCGACCCCCAGTGGCACCGACACTCGACGGGTTCCTACATCACGACGGTCCGGAATGACGAGGCCGGACGACAGGTCATCAAGGACCTGAGGGCCCGGGCTCGCGCCAAGAACAAGGAAGTCGAGTGGGAGGACCCCCGACCCGAGCACTGGTGGATGGCCGGGAAGCAGGTCAAGCACACCACGGATGTCGCGGTGTTCGGCCGACTGGGACGGAACAACCCCAACCGTCACCTGTACGCTAGAGGCGGGCCCCTCCACAGCCCAAGTTCCCAGAAGATCAAGGCGGCCCACGCGACACGCTTCGACATCTATCACAGCGACCGGCGGCGGGAGCGACCCAAGCCCGAGTGAATTTGACAATTCTGCTCAGAAAGGATAAGAAATCCATGCAAAATCCGACGGGGTTAAATAGATCATGACGCCTGACCAGCCCATTCCGCCATTTCACGCATTTATCGCCAAGGCTTCTCTGCATGAGAACCGGGTCGAATTTCTCAAGGGGCAGTACAAGGAGAAGCCCCTCGATACGTCACACGACGATTTCGGGCAACACAAAGAAACCGACAAGATCATCGACCACTTCGCCGAGCATGACCCGACGCCCAAGAAAATCTACACCGGCTGGGTGGTGAACCAGTACAAGAAGCAGAACATCCGGCAGGAGGACGCCCCTCGAGTCAAGGAGACCCTGGGCAACTTCGAGAAGTACAAGGGCAAGCTCGAGAAGAAGGACATCAACCAGTACCCCCACGTCGCGGACCTCGAGACCGCGCTCCAGCCTCACCTGGGCCAGGTCGCCTCCAAGAAGGAGGAGAAGCGCCAGGTCAAGCAGGAGGGCGCCGACGTCGTCCACGACGCCAACGACACGCTGGTCCACCGGATCAAGACCAAGGAGGCCGCCTGCGCGATCGGTCGAGGGACCCGATGGTGCACCGCGGCGACCCAGTCCCACAACTATTTCGACCACTACAACAAGGATGGCCCGCTCTACGTCGTTCACGCGCCGGACAAGTCGAAGTACCAGCTCCACTTCGAGACCGGCCAGTTCAACGACGCGGAGGACCGAGGTGTCGGCCTCGAGAAGCTCGTCGGGAAGTACCCCGAGCTGAGGAACGTTAAGGAGTTCCAGGGCAAGCACCCGATCTTCGACACGGCCGAGACGCTCAACCAGCGAGTCGCGTCGGGTCACAAGTACCCGAGGAACGTGGACCCGGTGGCGGTCGACGCCGGCGAGAAGAAGCCCAGGCTGACCTCCGACACGCTCGAGGCCCACGTCGCCCACGAGTCGAAGGGCAAGGGCAACCTGCTCTCCGCGGCCCAGCACCCCAACATCCGACCCGCGACCCTGACCAAAATCTGGCAGGGGGCCGGCACCAACGGGGACACGGTCAAGGGCCACATCGCCAAGAACCCGGCGGCCGAGCCCGACCTGAGGTCGCACATCATCGAGAATGAGCCCAAGCACTACCCGAGCCTGGCCTCCAACCCGTCACTGACCGGGGACGAGGTGAAGCGGCTCTACACCAAGAGCGCGACGGGCAACACCAAGGACTCGACCCACGAGACCCTGGCCGGTCACCCGAACGTGCCGACCGAGGTGCTCCACGACCTGGCTCACGGGACCAACCACATCGCTGCGGGCAACGCCGTCCGGAACCCCCGGACGAGCCATGATACGATCCGGTCGGTCTTCGCCAGCAAGCCCCCGCTCCACGCGGCCATCGCCATCTCCCCGGCAGCGCCGGACGACGTCCTGGACCAGCTGGCCCAGAGCAAGCACGACTTCATCCGAGCCAACGTGGCGAAGAACAGGGCAGCGAGGGCGAAGAAGTAAGTGAGGCGTTTCAGTCGCTTCGAACATGACCAGCTGCTGAGTCTCGGGCTCGACGTCGAGAGGGCGAGCGAGAACATGACCACGTACGTGTTCGAAGCGAAGGATGACATGTTCAACAAGGTCCGGCCTCCCGGCTACAAGGAGGCCATGGACAAGCACAAGGCCGACACGGCCGGCCGCTACTACCGTTACGGGAAGCCGAAGCCCCCGGACTTCGGCTACGAGTACGACCTCCATGACAAGGTGACCGGCGAGCCCGTCTTCCGGGTGACGAAGCCGAGCTGGGGGACAAAGGACCGAAAGTTCGACCTGGAGTGGCACCCTCACATGCAAGAGACCCACCCGGGTCTCACCAATACGTTCGAGCACGGGTTCGGCCGGGGGAAGGCGCATACCGGGTCGGCCGGCTCCGGCGAGTCTATAGGCTGGCAGGCGGAGAGAGCCTACACCCACGCCGCCAAGAAGGGCTTCAAGGACACCCTCCATACCGACATCGTCCGGTGGCAGCCAGGCGACGTAGACGCCTACAAGGCGAAGCACTCGACCAGCTACAACCAGGATAAGAGTCACGAGGACTGGGCGGCGGAGGTGGGCAGAGCCGCGGCGGAGGGACACGTCAAGGCGGTCCATTTCAAAGACCCGGACACGGGCGAGAAGATCTTGACCGTGCATAACGGGAGCGATCCCAGCGCGCACACCACCGACGGCCACCTGACCTGGCACAGCAGCTACATAAAATCTCATGGGATGCACCCCGACTCTTGGAAGAACATCAAGGTCGGCGGCATCTCAGGCTATGGGAAGAGCTTCAGCGATACCAGGGTCCGGCCCTACGACCAGGCCATGGAGATGTATGGCCGGAAGTCCCAGGCCCAACCCGTCGCGGTCGGGACCTCCACTCGGGCAGCCACCGTCACACACTTCAAGGGGGCGCCGGGCATCTCTGACGAGGACCTCTCGGCAGCACACGAGCACGCAATCACGACCAACTCGTCCAAACTGATGTCTGACTACGAGCATGCGAAGAGAGCCTGGGGCGTGACCCGACACTCCCCGACCGTGTTCGAGGTCTCTCACCCGGATACCGGGAGTGAGTGGGATGAGAATTACCACCACATGAGCGTGACGAAGGGCGGGATCGTCACTCACATGGTGGCGGCTACCCGACCTCGAGACGACAAGAGCTCCACGGCCAAGATCATGCCGGTGGGCTGGAAACCCGAGTCCTAGAACTGGACGGTCCGGAAGTCCCGGCTGTGCTCGTTGTCCCAGACGGCCACGGTGAGCTTCCCACCTTCCTTGGGCCAGCAGGCTCCAGTGTCCAGGTTGATTGACCTGGGCTCGCCATCGACTCGGTCGATCACCGGCATCTGCGAAGCACCGATCAGGGTCGGCGTGTGACCGTGCACGACCAGGCGCTTGACATCGTAGACTTGCCCCCAGTGAAACTGGTACCAGTCGCGGTCCCAGATGAGGACGTTGGGGTTCTGCTGGTCGAGCGGGTCCTGGGGGTTGATGCCTGCATGGCAGAAGTACCTGACCCCGTCATCGTAGTACCGTCTCAGCGCGAGAAGCCAGCTGCAGTGCTTCTTGAGTTCGGGGTTGTGCCGGTACTCGGCATCTGAGAACTCGTCATTGACGTAGCTCTTGAGGGTGATGCGGCCATAGTTGTGTATCCAGTCCATGTGCTCGAGGCCGAGCAGTTCCTGCCCCATCATGTCATCGTGATTGCCCTTGAGGCAGACCCACTTGGCGGCGGAGAGGGTGGGCCCGGCCATTAGCAGCCGGACCACACCCGCAGAATCAGGTCCCCGGTCCACGTAGTCGCCCAGGAACACCACCGTGTGAGCCTCACCGCCGGAGTCGTTAGCAATGAAACCGAGAGCAGAGTCGAGACTCGACTTCATCCCGTGTATGTCACCGACAGCGTAGGTCTTCACAACTTCTCCTATCCCCAGAGATCCGGAGCGTCTGGGGCCCTGCTAGCCCTCCTAAATAACCTGAATCTAACGGGTGTCAACAAGAATGACGATCACACAGGGACGTCCTCACAACCTAAATTTCCTGCCCGTCCTGGGCACGAAGCTGTACCTGAGGCGGCTCCCGACGACCACCTTCTTCCTCCTCCGAGCCCACATCCCGGGGCTGACGCTCAACGCTGTTGAGACGCCCAACCCGTTCGTCCACATGCCCCAGCCGGGGGACCACATCGACTATGAGCACCTCGAGATCGACTTCGCCGTGGACGAGGACCTGACCAACTGGCACGAGCTCCATGACTGGATGCGGGGAGACGGCTACCCCGAGAGCTACACCGAGTACGCCAACGTCGCCACCTACTCCGAGGCCGACGGTCGGGGACCCAAGGCGGACGGGCTCGTCACCGTCCTCGACAGCCAGAAGCGGAGCAACTGGGAGTACCAGTTCTGGGGCCTGGTCCCGGTCAGCCTCTCGGGCTTCGACCTGTTCAGCAACTCACCCGACGTCGACTACGTCATGGCCACGGCCAACTTCCGTTTCACCCTATTCCAGCGCGAACGCGTGAAATTCACGGGCTGATTTCGTTGACGTTTCCCATCACCGGTATAGACTAGCCGCGAGTAGCGCCTAGGAGACTGTGTGGAAATCCACGAGCTGATTGACGAATGGGAACGGGAAGGCGCGATCGACCGGACCGACATCGGCGAGTCTGTCGCCAAGAACCCCCAGCTCCACGCCGCCTGGTGGAGACACTTTTGCCGGGAACGCACCGCCCTCCAGGACCAGAAGAAGGAGCTGTCCCAGCTCCGGCACGCCAAGCATAACTTCTACGCTTACGGGCCGACTCGGGAAACCCAGCTGCTCGGGTGGGCCTACCCGGTCGTCGGGAAGATCCTCAAGACCGAGGTGGAGCGGTACGTCGACAATGACCCCCACGTGGTCGCCAAGGCCCGCGAGGTCTCTCTCCAGCAGGAGAAGGTCGACTTCTGCGAGTCCACGATCAAGAGCCTGAAGGACCGAGGGTTCGCCTGCCGGACCGCGATCGACTGGCACAAGTTCACGAGCGGAGAAGGGTGACGGCCGAGACCGTCATCATTCGCCGATACAATGCAGTCTACGACCAAGTCTTCGCGGACCCGGGTGTCACCCAGGAGCTGAGGGACCACTTCTCGTTCGAGGTGCCCGGAGCCAAGTTCCACCCAGCGGTCAAGTACGGACACTGGGACGGTATCAAGCGACTCTACGGGGCCGACAAGAAACTGTACCGGGGACTCCGGGACCGTCTCATCCAGTTCTGCGCTGACCGGAACTACGACGTCGACGCCCCCGCCTGGGACTGCAACGCGGTCAACCCCGCCGCTTTCGCGGAGTGGTGCAAGACCATCGTCAACCCCAAGTACACTCACCGGGACTACCAGCTCGAGGCCTGCCTCTACGCGATCGAGAACCTGAGGGCGGTGATGCTCTCCCCGACTGCCAGCGGCAAGAGCCTGATCATCTATACGGTGCTCAAGCACTTCAACCTGAAGACGATGGTGATCGTACCCACGCAGCACCTGGTGCTCCAGATGCGCGACGACTTCATCGACTATGGGATGGACCCTGACGACATCCACACCGTGATGGGCGGGGTCCGCGAGTCGACCAAGCCGGTCACGATCACGACCTGGCACTCGGCCTGGAAGGAGGACCCCGAGTTCCTTGAGCAGTTCCAGGTCGTCATCGGCGACGAGGCTCACGGGTTCACCGCCAAGTCCATGGGCATTCTCATGGAGAAGCTGGTCAACGCGGAGGTCCGGCTCGGGTTCACGGGAACTCTGGGCGACTCCAAGACGAACCCGCTGGTCCTGGAAGGGCTCTTCGGTCCCGTGAAGGAAGTGACCACGACCAAGGAGCTGATGGACGAGGGTCACGTCAGCCAGATGAACATCCGGGTCATTGCCCTGAAGCACCCGGAGCCTGTCCGGAAGACCTTCAAGAA